AGAGTTGATGTTGTTGCCGTGCTTGAATCGCGCAGACGAGCAGATGTTGATGTAGTCCACGAAAATAATGTCAGGCGTGAACTGCTTCTTCAGCCGCAACTCGTCCAACAGGATGCGGAAATGGTTTGCATTCGCAAACGAAGTGGGATACTCCTTCACAATGAGTTTCCCGCTCACGCCGCGAGTGGAGGACAGCAACCGCTTCTCGTACATCTCAAGGGGCAAGTCCTGCAACTCGTCCATCGTGATGTCCATGATGTTTGCGTCAATGCGTTCCGCGATGCGCTCTTCAGCCATTTCAAGGGTGATGTACAGCACATTCTTGTTCTGCATGAGACACGCAGCGGCGTGGTGGCACATGAAAAGACTCTTGCCCACGCCTGTTCCTGCCATGATGATGTTCAGGGTCTTTGGAGAGATACCGCCCTTGGTGATGGTGTTGAACATCTCCAAGTCGAACGGAACCTTCTTCTCAACCCTGTGGTAGAACTCGTAGCGATGCTCGTAGTCCTCAAGAAAGTCGTGACCCACATTGGTGTCAAACGAAACCGCGAGAGCCTTGGACAGAATCTCTGGCAGTGCGTGTGGAGTGCGCTCCTTGTCCTTGCCGTCAATAATTTGAATGGACTGAAGAATGGCGTTGTAGATGGCTTTGTCCTTGCAGAACTTTTCCGTGGTGTCACACAACCACTGGGTGTCCTGCTTGGCGGTCTTGCTCATCTCGCCCACAAGCGTCTTGCACTTGGAGAATTCGTCCTCCGACAGACCCTTGTTGTCTTCAAGTGAAATCAGGAGGGCATCCCGTGTGGGAATGCCCTTGTACTGATTCACAAAACTCTGTATGGAACGGAACACCGCACGATCAACCCGATCCGTGAAGTACTCCTCCTGCAAGAACGGAATGGTCTTCTTGCAGAATTCAGGGTCACTCAGCAGCCCTGATAGGATGGTTTTTTCGGTTTGGCTCAAGTGAGTCCAATCTCCTCGTCTAGTTCAGCCAACTTATCCATTGCTGCTTGCGATTCGTCCTTGCCGTAGCAGAACTCCTTCTTTACCACAATCTCAATAGCCTTGAGAACATCTTCAGTGTAGTACTTCTCGGGGTTCTTGTTGATCTGCGACTCAAACGCGGTCTTGCCGTCAGGCAACTGGATCTTCGTGGACACCTTGTTGAAGATGCCGTACTTGAGTGCCACATCAAGCAGACCGTAGTACTTGTTTAGTCCTGTCTCAAAATTCAACTGGACATCCACCATCTTGTCCTGCTTGGTGAGGCGGCTCTTGTACGCCTTGCAGTGGATGATGTTGCCCACCACCTCGTTGTCCACCTTGTCCTTCTTCTTGGACAGGTAGATGATGGTAGACGCAGCGTACTTTAGACCGCTGCCGCCGCCCATTTCCTTGGTTGGAACATACGCACCCACCACATCGTAGGTGTGGTTCGTCATCAGCAGGGGAATCCGTGCGTGACCCAACTTGATGGTCAAGACGCGGAATGCGGCTTTCGTGACCTGTGCGCGAGTCATGTCGCGGGTGTTCTTGCCCTCTGCCGTGTCGTTCATTTCCTTTTCGGTGGACAACATTCCAAGGGAATCCAACACAATCATCATGCGGGGGCGAGTGTCCTTGTCTGCTTCAAGGTACTTGTCCACGGACAGCACACACTGGTGGCGGAACTCTTCAACGGTAGCCACAGGCAGCACAGCCACGCGGTCGGTGTCAATGCCACGATCCCGCAGCAGATCAGAAGTAATAGATTGCTCCGTGTCAAAGTACATGACCATTGCGTTGGGATCGGAATTCAGGAATTCGCGCACCACATTCAGGGCAAAGTAGGTCTTGCCCGTGGCTTGCTCACCCGCAAGGGCAATGATCTTGTTGTCGGGAATGCCGCCGTGGATTGACCCGCTCAAGAGAGCATTGAACGCATATGATCCCGTGGAGATGAATCCCTTTACATCGCTGCCTTCCAATCCATCAGAAGCCACGGTTGCGTACTTGTTTCCTGCTGCCTTTAGAATATCCTTCAGTTTCATGCTTTCTCCAATGCTTTCATCTGTGTGTCAATGAGAACCATCTCGCTCTCGTTGGATCGTATTGTATCCAAGGGGGTGAGTTTGTCAACAACCATCTGCTGCGTTTCACGGCGCAGCAGGTCTTTTCGCGCCGCGAGAAGACCCTTCAAGTATTGAATATTCAATTGCATTATTCAGTTACGAGTTTGAGTCCTGCGGGAGTAGCGGTGGGAACCACGATTCCGTTGAATGCGCTGTTGAACTCGTTTGCAAGATCCGTAACGGGATCAGCGGTGAACATGACATAGGACGCGGGCACGGTAACCTTGCTGTCCTTGATGGAAGCCATCCACGGCACCACGGCAATGTTTGCACTGCCGCCCTTCGTGGGCACGGGTACAACCATGCACGGATTCTTCAGGGTATACGACACAACGGTGTCGCCTTCAAAATTCTCGGTAACACCAGCAATGAGTTCTTCGCCCGTCTTCACTTTCACGATCTTTGTAGCCATGATGAATCCTTTTTGTTGGAGGTTATAGTATGTAGGTCAGGGTCAAGCAAACAGTGATTCCAAAGTATTCCGTTCCTCGGGACTCCACCCCACCGCATCGGTGATGGTGCGTAGAGGCTCAAGGAATGTTTTTTCAAATTGGGTGTCGTAGTCAATGTACTTCTGAAGTTCAAACTCCTTCGGCAGAGTGACAGGGAAACCAATCACGCCTTCATGGATGGGGTTGGGAGTCTTCATGTAGATGAACTTCATCTTCTCGCCCTCACCGATGAGCCGATACTTGCGGTCAAGTTTGAGCCGCTTCACGAAATGGTTGTGGAGCAGTGCAGCCTTCACAGCGATGGGCGTACCCTTCCTGTAAATGGTCAGGGGGTCTGCGTACTCCTTCATCCCGTTGACACCGCGAGGAGAAGCCACTTCCTCCACAGGCAGAGACTTGAATTCTGCTTGCGTGGTCTTTACGAAAGTCTGAAGTGTAGCCTCGTCCCGCATCAGCACCATCTCAATGGCAGTCTTCAACGACTTGCGGACATACGCAGGAGTGGACGAACGGGCAGTCTCAATGCCCATGATCTTCAGTTTGGGAGTCTTGTAGCGGACTCCTTCGGCATCCCACACCGACAGCATATACCGCTTCTTCGCAGTCCAAATGCCCTTCTCTGCAATGACTTCGCGTCCCATTGCCATCTTGTTCGCGTAGGCGTTCATGTTGGACGCGAGTTCCGCAAACTGCTTGTCAATGAACGGCTGCAACACCCGTTCGCAGAAATCGTTCAAGAAGTCCACGCGCTTGCCTGTGTCTGTGTCCTTGCACATCCCTGCCACCTTGCCAAGACGCAGATACACAGAGTCGGTGTCGGACGCAATCACATAGTCCTCGCCGTCCGTCTTCAGTGCTTTGTTCAGGAAGCGGTTCAAGGCTTCACCGATCCATTGGATGCTCAACTGACCCGACAGGGTGATGGCTTCCGCGAGTTCCACATCAAAGAAGCGAAAGTATTGGTTGCCGATTGCACCGTATGCGGAGTTCAACTGAATCTTACGCACCAACTGAAAGTTGTGGTACTTGGAAATCTCGTATTCGATCCGCCGCCGCTCTTCCGCAGGGGCGTTCTTGTCCAAGCCCACAAGCCGCTTCTGCGCTTCAATCATCAACCCCTTGAAGTGCTTGCGTTCTGCGTACATCTTCTCCATGAGTTCAGGCAGGAACCCTTGGCGGTCGCGGCTGAACGCCACGCCGTTCGCAGCCACCGACACATTCGCGGTCTTGGCTTGGGTCAAGTATTCCGCAGGGTCAATGAATGTCTTTACGGACTCGCCACGGTTGCGGCACAGCAGCGCATCGGGGGTGATGGCGTTGCGCCGCCACACAGGATTGGTGTCCTTGGTTTCGGGCGAGATGTTGTACTGCATGATGAGGTGGGGATACAGGGAGTTCAAGTCGAAACTCACCACCCAATCGTGCTTGCCCACAAGAGGATCTTTCACATACGCACCCGCGTACTGGTCGTCCTTCTTCTGATCGGTCTTCTGCGGGATCACCACGCCCTTGCTCATCAGGTGGTGGTGGATGATGGCATCCCATGTGCGGACTTGGGAAAACACATCCTCAAAGTTTACACGGGCTGAATACGCCAGTGCCACCGCCAGTTCAAGCAGTTTGAGTTTGGCTTCAAGGCGGTCAACAAGCCGCACATCTTGGAAGTTGTACTCCATGAACTTTTGAAAGTTCTGCGTGTAGAACTCCTGAAGTGTCTCGTACTCCGTGTACGCCAGTTTCTCCTCGCCCAACTCCACCTTTGAAATGTGGTTCAGGGAGTACGCTTCCTGCTTCACATAGGTGAAGGTCTGGTACAACTCAAAGTAGTCAAGCGTAGCCACGCCGCTGATCACATACGCGGTCTGATCCCGTCCCATGCGGTTCACCACCGTTTCGCGCAACCGCCCCCAAGGGGAGAGAGAGTTACCCCATCCGTCTTCAAGGTGGTTCATCCGCGCCACAAGGTACGGAATGTCAAAGAAGCGAATGTTCCACCCTGTCAC